CCGTACCTGTGTCGACCTGCGTGACAGTACCGCTGCCACCGCCGCCACCAGTGCCTGTCTGTACTGTCTTGAGCATGATCTACCTCAGAGTCCGTCGCCTGGAGTGATGTAAACAGTCGCGTTGCCAGAACTGGTGATGCCTGTGAAATAGGCATTGGGCACAAACGACAAGATTTCGTCAGTACCAGGCAAGAGCGGAAACGACGCCTGTGAGCTTGTCACCACAACTGCTGCAGCATTTGCCTCTGCTGCCGTGGTGCCATAACCTAGAAACACAGTCGTGCTACTGCTAGCATTGATGATGCGGTACTGGTTACCACCCAGAGTGGTAGACACGGCTTGCACAGCCGTAGGCGCTGCCGTAGCCGCAAGGAAGGTAACGGTGTTACCTGTTTTGGTAAACGCTTGGATGCCCATTACGCGCCCTCCATCACAATCCAGCTGGTTGTTGCTTCGTCCCACACATAACGCTGCCCATCATCAGGCATTGCAATCGGCGCTTGCCACTGGCAAGTATCTTCGTTCAATACCCAAGAAGGAAAGGGCTTGGGAGGAATAAAAGCATCTCTGGCTGCATCCCATGTATGACCAATGCCTGCGTAGTTCTTGCGGAAGTTGGAGTTGTACGAGGTTTGTACCCAAGTACCGCCAAACAACTTCTCGCAGAAAGCAGCACCAATGTGCTCCTTTTCTACGCCGTTGACATCAGCGGTGTCCCGATTGGCCACCACAATCACACGCAGCACAACATTGTTTGCATCAATCTCGGCAAAGTGGGCCATTCAAGCCTCCAGTTTTAAACCAGTAAGTTCCATCTCTTCCCCAACGGTGCCGACAGGGAAGGTGTTAAAAGACATAGAAATGCGAGTCTTCTCGCCTTGGATGGTTGGAACCATGTGCTCCAAGGAAGAAGGAAAAAGAATCAGTCGCCCTTGAGTCGCCTCAAACCACCAGGACTCTGAGTTGTAGAGGTTCCATGACTCAGGCGGAAACTTGATCTGTTGCCACCCTGAACGATAGAAATAGATGCGGTCATCAGGATTCGTGTCTAGATAAAACACACCACTTACAAAGCTATTGGGATGAGCGTGCTTGTGATGGTGTTGACCGGGCTTGGAGTAGTTAAACCAAGACTGAGTGATCCGCAGATTGACGTTGTGCTTTGGATTGGTCGTGGCCTTGAAGTATTCGGCCACACAGTCTTCAATCCAGCCGCGCAAAGGAGTCATCACAGAATCACGCAGCACGAAGTGATTGACACTCGTGGTATTGGCCATGTTAGGTCTTGTGTCTTGGCCATTGACAAAAGCAAGCTCTTCCTCTGACAGTGGCCTGCCAAGGTCAAACATCCCGATGGGGACGGGGAAGAGATGGTGCATATTCATGCTGTGGCCATCTCTGCTGCTTGTTGACGAGCTTCTGCCATAGGACGCATCTGAGCAATCTGTTTTGGAAGCCACACGGTGTTGATGGAGTCCTCAAACGCCTTGATTTTTTCCATCGTATCCACGACCTCTTGCCATGTGGGGCAAGGGCGCGGGTCTTCCCACCGAGTGAACATGGTGTTGCTGATCTCCCACTTCGCACCCGGACGAAGCAGGTGCATGGCCGTGTCAATGCCGTAGAGTTGGTAGATTTTGTCTGCCATTGCTTAGCTCCACTTGATGATTACGATGCCGGAACCGCCGTTGCCACCGTTTGACGAATTTCTACCGCCACCACCGCCACCACCGCCAGTATTAGCAGTTCCATTACCACCGTTATTACCGGAGGGGTCTGTTGTTCCATTTCCACCTCCTCCCGTACCACCGGTTCCTCCAGTTGTCCCGCTACCTGTTCCACCACCACCACCGCCAGCGTAAGTTACCGATGAACCGGAAATGGTAGAGGCGGTTCCATTGCCACCATTTCCACCATTTGTGCTGCTTGCATTTCCTCCTACTGCACCAGCACCACCGCCACCACCACCGGATATTCCAGCACCATTACCTGATCCTCCATTATTTCCTTGTGATGGAGATGTGCTTGGAGTATTACCTGCTGCACCAGCACCGCCATTACTGCTTCCACCACCACCAGAACCACCAGCTAATGGCGTTGCGCTATAACCGCTACCAGCGCCACCGCCAGCAGAAGTAATGGTGGAAAAAACAGAGTTTGATCCAGAATTTCCAACAATTGGACGACTTGGGCCTGGAACACCGGCACCGCCACCACCAACAGTAATTGTGTATGTGGTTCCTGCTGTTACTGAGAACCCAGTTCCCGTCCTAAAACCACCGGCACCGCCACCAGACCCATGATCGCCTGTTCCACTACCACCACCTGCTACAACAAGATATTCAACCTGCGTAACGCCAGTTGGGGCAGTCCAAGAACCAGAGGTGTTAAAGATGGCAGTACCACCGCCTGCTGGCATCGTGTAAGAAATAATGACAATGCCGGAGCCGCCAGTGCCACCATTTTGATCTACGCCAGAATAACCACCGCCTCCACCACCGCCTCCAGTATTAGCGGTTCCAGCAGTTCCGTTGGCTGCTTTTCCTCCAGCACCACCACCGCCAGAGCCACCCGCGCCAGCAGACCCAGTACCGTCATATAAACCGCCGCCCCCTCCACCTGCATAAGTTACAGATGAACCTGAAATAGTAGAGGCAGTTCCAGCGCCTCCAGCACCAGCGTTTCCATTTGGACTTGCGGTTGCGGTTCCTCCAACCGCTGAAGCACCACCACCACCGCCAGACTGTGCATTTCCAGTGGCTCCATCTCCACCATTGTTACCTTGTGATGGGCTTACCGATGGGGTATTTCCTGCCCCGCCCGTACCAGGAGTGCCGCCTGCCCTCCCGTGACCACCGCCACCAGAACCGCCAGAGCCAGCGGTAGAACCAGTAACAGCGTAACCATTTCCATATCCGCCACCAGCAGAAGTAATGGTAGAAAAAATAGAGTTTGCTCCATTAGAGCCATCTGTTGCACTGGTACCGCTAGCGCCGCCTGCTCCAACTGTAACGGTATAGGTTGTTCCTGCGGTTACTGATAATCCAGTACCCGTTCGAAAACCTCCGGCTCCCGCTCCACCTTGACCACCACCTCCACCACCAGCAACAACAAGATAATCAATAGAACTAACGCCAGCAGGACAAGTCCAGTCTGTTGTAGAAGTAAATGACTGAATGACCAACGAGGAGCCTGACTCCCCTTTGGCCGCTAACAGCATTTGAAGAACGCCTGTCATGTCAGACCCGTCCCAGAAATGATCCAAGAAGTCGAGGTGAGCTTGACCGCTGTGGCAACACCGTACTGAGCAAGCGTTCTATTGCCAGTTGTTCCAGTTCCTGCCAAATAAATGGTGTCGGTGGTAACTGCAATCGTGGTTGCGTTAGCCGACATATTCACAAAACTTATCGTTGTGCCAACCGTGAATGCTACGTTGGAGTTTGCTGGAATGGTGTAGGTTGCCGCAGCCTGTCCGACTGGATGATAGAGATGTTTGCCAGCATCACCGATCACCACGTTGTAGGAACCGTTCTGACTGTTTTGTGGAATGCCGACAAAGCCAGCAACTCCGGCGCTGTCAACGGTAGCATTCCCAACCGTACAGTTGTTTATCGTGACATTGCCAAGCGAACTCGTGGTTCCACCAAGACTGACCGTTGTGTTTCCAATTGTTACCGAGCTGTTGGCTAGGTAGTTGTTGGGAAACGTGGACGCAACGCTACTGATCGTGACGTTTGCAAACGTCATGTTGTTGAGCGTGGTCACCGTATTGCCAAGCTGAATGGCAGTGTTGCCCAGCGTGATCGTGGTGGCAAAGTTTTGGTCTAGCTGCGACAGCGGAATCGCCGCAGTAGCGCCAGCAAATGTGTTTGGGACGGCCATATCAGAACCTCACTCTAAGTTCATGTTCCATTTCAAAGGTGTTGACAGTGAACGCAGCAGCGTTGCTGGTCAAAGTCAGGCCCAAATACTTTCCGTATTGTTGAGCATCTGACTTGTAAAGGAAATACCCGGAAGACAGTAGCCAGTTGATTGTCTGGCTAGAGTTGTTGATCCAAGGAATGACCTGATTCTGGTTGTTAATCCATGTCACATTGCTGTTCTGCAGCGTGTACAAAGGACTGGAGCCAGTCTCGCTATCAACGGTTACATTCAGTGTTGCGCTTTGCTCTAACGTGGCTTCAATGCCAAACTTCAGAGCCTGTTTGGTGCGGATAGGGTCGCCCAACGGCATCAGGGCAGTCCTGATGGTCATGTTGATGGGTGACGTATCGTTCCCGTAGAGTTGATACAGGTCGGTGTTGTCTACACCAAATAACTTGATCGTGCCCTCTACCGGGACAGACGCTACAAAGTCGATGCTGCCCTGGCTCGTGATGAACCACTTTTTGTCAAAAAACAGGGCTTGAACTTGGCGTGGCGTGACCGGATTGGTGGTCGGATCGTTGTAAGTGAAGTTAAACGCCGCACACAGGATGTTGTTGACCAGGACTTGCCCACCCGTAATCGGCATGGAGAAGTCGATATTCGGGAAGATGCCGTCTAACGGGTCTGAGAGCTTGCTGGTGGTAGAACCGACCAAGGCGTACATCCCGTAGTCGTTCATGAACAGCAAGCTGCGGAAGTACGGAAAGATAGCGTCTGTGCGACCTGTTCCGATACTGGCACTGACGTTGGTGTTCGTGAACAGCGTGGTGCCTTCTGGCGTTACACGCAGGTCAGAAATGATGTTGATGCTCGTTTCGCCAAAGATGTACAGGAAGTTGTTGGCAGAAATGATGGCCTTGATGTTCCCACGCAGGGTGGAATCGCTGAGCGTGAGCGAACCTGCGGAGACAGAAGTGAAGTCTGTGGCGCTGTCTGCAGCCGAGTAATACAGGGTTCTCCCTGATGCCACCCAGACCCGACCACCGAATGTAGCGATGTCCTGTACATCGTCGGTGTTGACGATAGCCTTGGCTGCTGCGTTGCTACCACCACCGCCTGTGATCGTCACTACCACGTTCGAGGTGGCGGTGTAACCTGCCCCCGGATTGGTCATGATGATTTGGTTGACCGTGTTGCCGCTGACGATAGCAGTAGCGTTGGCCTGTGTGGTGTAGCCGGTAGCGTTACCGATGGTTACCACCACATTAGCTGCGTTGCTGTAGCCGCTGCCTCCGTTGGTAACGATGACGGAAACGGTGCCTTTCTTGAACGTAGTCAGCTGCGAGATGGCCGTGGCATTGGTGCCACCCGCTGGTGCAGCCTGAATCGTCACTGTGGGCGGTGAGGTGTAGCCTGAGCCTGCTTCTGTCAGGAAGATGCTTGTGACCTGGCCGGTGCTGATGGTGGCCACAGCGTTGGCTGAAGAACCTCCACCGCCCGTGATCGTGACGGTAGGCGTCTTGATATAGCCGCTACCCGTCTCGGTAATCGTCACGGACACCACGTTGCCGCTAGCAAGCGCAGCTGTTGCTCTTGCTGTGATGCTGCCTGGGACATCAGGCGCAGAGATCGTAACCAGCGGAACAGAGGTGTAGCCGCTACCAGGCGTGTCTACCGTGATAGCACGCACGCCACCTGCTGCGGTGGTGATCGTTGCCTCTGCCAGAGCCTGTACACCGTTTGCCTCGTTGGGTGCAGAGATCGTGACTACAGGTGCCTGCGTGTAGCCTGCACCTGGATTGGTGATGCCTATGAAGCCAACAGAGTTGCCGCTAACGAGACTAGTGCCATTCCAGTTGTACAGACCGCGCTCAGGGTCGGCAATGATGACGCGCTCATTCTTGTACTGAGCAGTGTTGATGTCACCGCCCGAGAACGTGCCAGAAGTCGCTACGTTGCCTTTGGTGTCGCTCGTCAGGTCAAAGAATTGGGATGCACCGTTTGCGCTGAAGACCAAAATGTAGTCATTGAGGTCAATATTGGCAGAGGTGATGTGCGTGACCGTGTTACCAAACACCACCGCATTGGCCGTGCTGTCTTGTACTGCGCTCTGGGCCGGTACAACCTTGATGTTGCCAAACCCGATGGGCATGGCATTCTCAATCCAGGCGAACTCTTTTTCGTCAATCGCAGTACGGTTTGCCTTGGTGTTGATACCAAGGAAGTTCTTGATGACAGCGTAGGACTTCTTCTGCTCAGCCGCTGCCATGACTTAAATCTGCGAGTATGGATTGGGGATGCGGCGGGTGTACACGGAGTTGAGCACTCCCTGCACATCCTTGAGGTACTGTTGTTTGAAGATTTCTGCTTCTCCGTAGCTCTGCTCCTTGTACTTGGCCTTGTAGGCTGCGTAGAACTGAACAGGGTTGGTATACGGAGCCTTGATCTCGTCAACCACGTTGGGGGTTGCAAGACTCAAGGGCAGCGGAAGTCGCACGGTATCGACTTCGATGGTGTACGACTGGTCTGGTACGGGCGAGATGTAGATGGACTTCTGCCCGTAGGTGGAGAAGCA